TTGGCTAACATTCTATCTGCTGAGATCCTTGCAGAGATCAACAGAGAAGTTGTTAGAACAGTTCTTAAAACTGCTAAAATCGGTGCTCTTCAGAGCTCAACAGCTACATCAGGTATTTTTGATGTTAACACAGACTCAGACGGAAGATGGATGGTTGAGAGATTCAAAGGCTTAATCATGCAAATCGAAAGAGAGTGTAACGTAATCGCTAAAGAAACAAGAAGAGGCAAAGGTAACTTTGTTCTTTGTTCTTCAGACGTAGCTTCAGCTCTAGCAGCTGCTGGTATGTTAGATTACACACCTGCACTTTCTGCTAACTTAAATGTTGATGACACAGGTAATACTTTTGCTGGTGTTCTTAACGGAAGAGTTAAAGTTTACATCGATCCATATTCAACTGTGGACTTTGTTTGTGTTGGTTATAGAGGATCTAATCCTTATGACGCAGGTTTATTCTACTGCCCATACGTTCCATTAACAATGGTTAAAGCCGTTGGTGAGAACGATTTCCAACCAAGAATGGGATTCAAAACAAGATACGGTATGGTCGCAAACCCATTCGTAGCTCTTGATGGTGTTGGTTCAGACAGATCTAACCAGTACTTCAGAATCTTCAGAGTTGACGACATTATGGCATAAGCCAGAGTTAATACTCAATTGTAAAGGGAGCTTCGGCTCCCTTTCTTTTTTGTATAAATAAAATAATATATAAATAGTAATATGGCAACATTAACTACAAACAAGAACTTTTTGAGCCCTGTTGGGTTTCAATTTAAGATTAATAGTAATAAATATCCAAATCTGGAGTACTTTTGTACTGCAGTGACTCTTCCTGGATTTACAGTAAATCAGGTTGCAACCCCTTATAAAGGAGTTAATCATGCTGTAATGGGTGATCGGGTTAGCTTCGAAGATCTTACTATAAGAGTAAATGTAATGGAAGATTTTGAAAACTATATTGAAACTTTTGAATGGATGCACAATACAATTAATTCAACAGATCCAGAAAGTCTGAAAGAAGATGCAACCCTTTTGGTATTAAGCTCTCATAATAATGTAAGCAAAGAGATTAAGTTTAATGGGATATTCCCTACATCCTTGCAATCAATAGCATTTGATTCCCAATTAGATTTTGCATATGTACAAGCAGATATATCATTTGCTTATACATCATTTGAATTTCAACCGTAAAGGGGATTTACAAATCCTGTTTTTTACGGTATAATAGGTACTATGAATAATTTACAAACAATACTAGAGATGTGGAAAAAAGACTCCACAATAGATGAACTTAATTTAGACGAATCGTCAAGAGAATCCGCTAAACTACATGGAAAATACCTAGAACTATTATCAGTTAATAGGATGAAACTTAAAAAAGCTGAAATGGATTTTAAGGTGATTCTTAAAAATAAATTCCTGCACTATAATGGTAAACTTAGTCAAATGGAAATAGAAGATCTTGGATGGGATTATGATCCTTTAAATGGTCTTACTATATTGAAAGGTGATATGGATAAGTTTTATGATTCAGATCCTATTATACAAGAACAACAAGCTAAAATCCAATACTTAGAAGAAGTATGTGCAACATTAAAAGAAATATTAGAGAATGTTAAATGGAGACATCAAAATATTAAAAATATGATTGAATGGCGGAAATTTACTAGCGGAGTTTAATGGAATATATTATTGTCAAAAAGAAGAACGAAACATTCTTAGAATTAGAATGTGAACCTTCTATACAAAGAGAATTATCAGAACACTTCTGTTTCTTTGTTCCCGGATATAAGTTCATGCCCGCGTACCGCAATCGCGTGTGGGATGGTAAAATTCGTCTTTTTGATCAAAGAAAAAGAACCCTTTATTGTGGTCTTTTTAAGTATCTTTCTGAATTTTGTGAAGTAAGAGGATATTCCGTATTAGTCGAAGAAGATAAAACATACGGTAAACCTGGAGAGATATATGAAACAAATCCAAGTATTCCAAGCCCTATAACTGCAAGTGGTAAAGAAATAACCCCTCACGAATTCCAAATTGAAGCTTATCAAAAAATACTTACAGATAGAAAAACATTACTATTATCCCCTACAGCATCAGGAAAAAGCTTAATTATATACCTAGCAATCCGTAAATTCTTAGAAGAATCTAATCTTAAAGCTTTAATAGTTGTACCTACAACATCTTTAGTAGAACAAATGTATTCGGATTTTGCTGACTATAGTTCTAAGGATGAAAGCTTTAATGCAGAACATTCATGCCACAGAATATATTCTGGAAAGGAAAAATTCAATTTAGATCAAAGATGTATTATAACAACATGGCAATCTATACACAAATTACAACAAGCTTGGTATCAGAATTTTGGAATGGTCATAGGAGATGAGGCCCACCAGTTTAAGGCTAAATCGTTAAGTTCAGTAATGGAAAAATGTGTTAATGCACAATATAGAATTGGAACTACTGGAACATTAGATGGTACACAAACTCATCAGTTAGTGCTAGAAGGATTATTTGGTCCAGTTTATAAGGTTATAACTACTAAAGAATTAATGCAAGATAATAAGCTAAGTCAATTAGAGATTGATGTTATATTGCTAAAGTATAAAGAAGAGTTTAGAAGACAGGTATCTCAAGGTAAATATCAGGATGAAATAGATTTTATAGTTAGATATGAACCAAGGAATAATTTTATAGCAAATCTTGCATTAGATCAAAAGGGGAATACCTTAATATTATTTAATTTTGTAGAAAAACATGGTAAACCTTTACATGATCTATTAGTAAGTAAAATAAATAAAGATAGAAAGCTTTTCTATGTATCAGGAGAAACAGATGTCGACACAAGAGAATCAGTCCGTTCGATTACCGAGAAAGAGAAAGACGCCATTGTGGTCGCAAGTCTTGGGACTTTTTCTACTGGTATTAATATTAGGAATTTACACAATATCATCTTTGCTTCACCAAGTAAGTCGCAAATTAGGGTATTACAAAGTATCGGAAGAGGATTAAGAAAAAGCGATGATGGTAGGAATACAAAGGTATTTGACATAGCAGATGATCTACAATATAGATCTAAAAAGAATTACACGCTCGATCACGCTGCCGAGCGCATAAAAATTTATAGTAAAGAAAAATTTAATTATAAATTACATGATATAAATATATAATATGGAAGAGTTAAACATAAGACATTTTAAATTATTAAATGGTGAAGAGATCATTGGGCTCGTAGCAGTGAAAAATGATGATAACTTTATTATTGAATCCCCCGTATTAGTACATAATAATATAATGGGTGGATATCAGTTTACACCATGGTTTCCATTCAGTGATACCAAATCATTTAAAATCTTAAAGTCTGACATTATACAACATGTTTCTATTGCACATGATGCTAAGAATGCTTATGTACAATTTGCATTAAAGATGAATAAATTTAAGCAACCCCAATATAGATCTGATTTAGATATATTAAAAGAGTTGGATGAGCTTTATCCCCCTGATGAGAGTGAGAGTGAGAGTGAAGGTAAGACTATCCATTAATTATTACTCTCCTCTTTCCCGGGGTAACTATAATATTATATCATAAAAAACGTGTTTTGTAAACCCCTAAAATGAAAAAAAAGGGATTTACTTTTACTGAAAACTATGGTATAATATACTATTATTATGGAGGATACAAATGAGCCAGAAAAACAAGGCACATTACGTCAACAATAAGGAATTCTCTCAAGCAGTATTTGACTATGCTGTTGAAGCGAGAGAATGTAGAAAAAAAGAAAAAGATCTACCTAAGGTTACGGATTACATAGCCAAATGTTTTATTCGTATTGCAGAGGGACTTTCACATCGTCCTAACTTTGTTCGATATACCTATAGAGAAGAAATGGTAATGGATGCAGTTGAAAACTGTTTAAGAGCAGTTGGTAATTATAATATCGATACTGCTACAAGGACAGGTAAGCCTAATGCTTTTAGTTACTTTACCCAGATTTGTTACTTTGCTTTTATTAGACGAATTACTAAAGAGAAGAGACAGCAGGATATTAAATTCAGATTCATTGAAAAAATGGGTATTGAGGACTTTGTTCAAGCTGGTATGGATAATGAAACCGCACAGGAAACTATGGCCTATGTCGATACATTAAGACAAAGAATTAGTACTGTAAGGGTAAAAGACCAAGCTATTAAAGAGTTTGCTAAAAAAGAAAAAGAAGAATCAAAAGGTCTGGAGTTATTTTTAAGATGAAAAATTTAAGTGAAAAACAAAGAGTCGGACAGATTCGAAGAAACAAAGTAAGGTTCAGAAAAGAACTGAAAAGAAAAGCAAAAAGAAAAGAGCTATCAATAACTATGGAAAGAATTAGAATTTCTGGTAGAAGATTGGGTAAACTCCAAAAACAAATGTTTGCAGAAAGAATGAGGATAATTCGTGAAAATAGCAATACTTAATGATACCCACTGTGGGGTCAGAAATAGCTCTGACATCTTCTTAGAGTATCAGGAAAGATTTTATAAGGAAATATTTTTTCCCTATTTGAAAGAACATAATATTAAAAATATTCTTCACTTAGGAGACTATTACGAGCATCGCAAGTTTGTTAACTTCAAAGCTCTTAATGCTAATCGTAAGCATTTCCTAGAGCCATTAAGAGATATGGGTATCAGTATGGATATCATTCCGGGCAATCATGATGTATACTTTAAAAATACAAATGAGCTATGTTCACTTAAAGAGCTATTAGGATACTTTACATCCAATGTTAATATCTGTATGAAGCCAACAGTGTTAGATTATGCTGGACTAAAGGTTGCAGTTATACCCTGGATTAATAATTCTAATTATAAAGAATATACAGAGTTTGCACAAAAATGCGGTGCACCAATCCTTGGAGCTCATTTGGAATTAAAAGGATTTGACATGATGGCAGGTATGCCTAATCCACATGGTATGAGTGCTGATGTGTTCTCAAGATTTGAAATGGTATTAAGTGGGCATTTCCACACAAGATCAACTCAAGGTAATGTAACATATCTTGGCTCCCAAATGGAATTTACTTGGGCAGATGTTGATGATCCTAAATACTTTCATATATTAGATACTGAAACAAGAGAAGTCACTCCAGTAAGAAATCCAATTACAATGTTTAAGAAAGTCATATATGATGACAGTAAAACAGATTATGATAAAATCGATGTTTCAGAATTTGAAAAGAAATTT